ATAAAAATTATGAAATTTTAAAAAAATTTGTCCCAAACGCAAAGAGAGTAAATGGCGTTAAAGGCATAATTAATGCTTATAATGCATGTAGGGAATTAGCCGAAACGCCTTTCTATTATATTGTCGAGGGTGACAGTATAGTATGTAATGATTTTAAATTTAAACTCCCTGGTATATGGCTTAGAAATGTAACATACTGCATTAACCAAAAGCTCGTGTATAATAACCTCGATATTGAATCCGAAGAAGTAACTTCTACGTTATCATGCAAGTGGAATGCGATAAATCCGGTTAATGGAGAAATTTTGCCACATAGCCCAATTGGTCTTGCTTATAAATCCTCTAAACCTTATGATTATTACTTTGGTGCAACAGATGCTGATTTATTCAAAACATACGGCGCGATTACTGTAAAAACAATCGCAAGTATAGACGCTTTTAATTCTTCTCCTTACGATGCTTGGAAGACGGGATTTAGAATAGGAAATAAACTAGCTTATCATCTGTTGAATCTAGAAAATTTAAATGTACGGGTGTATCGAGGTATACCACCAGACCTATATGATAACTATGCAGAAGAAAGATTACATCATTGGGAGAGCGTAGGTTACGATAGACCAAATGGTAAATACTGTATAGAAGGTGTTAAGTTAGGCAAAGCAATGGCTAAGAAACACAACACCTGGTGGTTAGAATATAGAAAAACCTCACAAAATTTTGACAATTTAAAAAATATTTTTATAAAAGAGTATGGAACAGAGTATTACAATAACTGAATCAGCACTAGCACAATTGCTAGTAATCGCAAACAACAATGAAGTATCCGATGTTAGATACTATTTAGATGGCGGCGGTTGCTCCGGATTGCTTGGAAAATGGGCAATAGGAACAGGAAAAGAGGATGGTGATCTTACTTTTGATCTTGGAGAGAGTAAAGAACTGCTAATAGATAGTTTAACAGCATCATATATGAAAGATGCTACAATAGATTATACTGGTGACTTTATGCCTGCGTTTAAAGTAACTATTCCAAACACAAACTCTTGTGGCTGTGGTGAATCTTTCCAAATGCCTGATAGCTAAAACTCAACTAACGACGCACGTTGTTCAGGCTCATCTTTGGTAATTAAATTGTAAATCTCTTCCCAATTTTTCGCTAAGGGAATGTCACCTTTGTAATGCCAGTTATGCCCGTGTTCAAATATTATACTCTTAAGTCCTAGTTGCTGTCCGACTTCAGCGTTTTTTACTTTGTCTTCAACCCACCAGCATTGTGTATCTTTGTACGGTGCTAACGCTTCATCTTTATCAGCACCCGTGTCTAAGCAAATAACTTTTGCAAAAGTAGTATCACCATAAAGTTTTGCTAAGTTTCTCTCACGTAGTTTGCCTGCGTATGGATCTGTACTTAAAGATGTTATCGCATGGAAAACATAGCCGTGTTTTTCATGTAGTTTCTTAACATAGTAAACTGAATCACGTAAAGGTGGTAAAAAGCCAATGGATGCACTTTCATTGAAACTTGCTGTAAGTCGTTTGCTTTGTTCTTGTGTAATGCTAAATCTTTTAGCAATACTGTATAATTGCTTGTGTTCTTTTATTGGAGTATGTCCGTGCTTTTCCATCCAAGTATGGAAGGCAAACTCCCAATCTAACAAGACGCCGTCCACGTCTGTTAGTATTATTTTGTCTTTTATCATGTTTTTATATTGTTTAAATGTTTTTATGTTGTATGTGGGTATTGTGGTCACTATTCACTAGAAGGCTTTGCTGTAGTTTTATACCAGCCTGTTCCTTTTAGTATAAAGTTAGATTGTGAGATAATTTTCTTTAATGTTTCTTGATCGCAATGCGGGCAAAACTTTAGCGGATCGTCGCTTATTTTCTGCATTACTTCTACTTTATGTCCGCATGCTTCGTTTTCACAAATATATTCATATGTAGGCATTATTCATCGTCCTCGCCAAAAACGGGTTCTACTCTAGTTCGAGGTAGTCTATATTTAGTAAGTTGTGCCATAAACGCATCCTCGTCTCTCATATATAGCACTGGGCCATAACCATTCTTTTTACGCATAATGCGTTCAAGCCAAATTATTCTGTTTGACTCAGACATTGTTCGATCATCGCCGATCTTTTTTAGTTGCCAAAGTCTTACAGGGCGCCAAGCAAACCATCTGTGCCACTCTTGTTGTCTTGCTTGCCGTTCGCCTCTAGTTTCTCTTGTCCATTGCATTGTTGGATGTCAGTTATGCGAATAGTTCACCATATTCGTCAATTGATTGGAAATCAAACTCGTCTGCTTTCATAGCATTGCCATATTCGATAACCATTAGTTTACATGCTTTACGTTTACTGTCGTTGCGTAATGCATGAAACTGTCCCATAGGAACATAAAAGTGTTGATGTGCGTCCAACTCTCTTGAGTTAATATTGCCAAGCGATTCTTCCCATGCATAGTCTACTGTACAACTACCATTCATAACAAACCAAAACTCACTCTTTTTCATATGGCGACCAAGCGTCATTGCGTGGCTTGGTTCTAAACTTACTTCTTTAACTCTACAATTGCTATCTTGATATACAACATTATAATATCCGTAGTCAGTATAGCACATTCCAAATCTAAAGTTACGCACTAGTTGGCTAGATGAATTTTTCTTTTCAACGCCACCGACGCCAAACACGAACTCTATATCCGGAACACTTTGTTCTGGTGTATTGCCTGCTGAGCGATCGCCGCCGTTAGCAAATACAATTGCATCGTTTGGATAATGGTCTCGGACTCTTCTGAGTGCATCGATAGCAGTATCATCTTTGTCGTTAAATGCTAGAACATCGTCTACCATTTTAAGATTTCTGAGAATAAGTGCTCGCTCCTCATACATCATAAAGGATCTGCCTTTTTTACGAGCAAGCCATTTGTCGCTGTTAAGAGCAACAATAAGTTTATCGCCAAGTTTCTTGGCTTCTTCAAATAACGCTATGTGTCCCTTATGGACCGGATCAAACCCGCCTGAGACTACTACTATTGTTGCCATACCTTATTTATTTGCTTATTACATGACCTAATAATATTATATATTATGTTAGGCATATTGTCAATATATTCTAATCTAGTGCTTTTATATACTTCTTCTAGTAACTGCCAATCATTCACATCTTGTGGTCTAATTTGATTTTCGACAGCAAATTCTAATCCTCTAAGTGCGCCTAATTTGGCCCACTGTGCATTTTCTACGTCATAATCACGAAGCCACAATACCATATATTTTGTTAATTCTTGATGCTGGATATATCGTTTAAAAGTTTCTCTAAACCCGCTAATAAATGCTTGTTGGGGAGAGGAATTAACGATAGTTTCACCTATAAAATAATTATTCTCTCTAAAATGTATGACATTGTCAATTGTGTCAATTTGATACCATTCTCCTATTTTATTAAAATAATCTCTATCAATGTATGTTATTGTGTCTTTAGCCCAAAATTTAATAGAGCCGCCGGCAAAGACTTGCAATATGCTATTTTTAGTAGGATAATAAAATATTTGATTGGGTTTAGTAAAGTTGGGAGTAGGCAGTGAGTCCTTCCACACGATTGTATCTCCATCAATCGTAATATAATAATCGCTTTCGTTTAGTTTAGAGGCTTCATAATGAGATTCGTATAGTCCGTCGACACCGTGTACTCTTTTGGCATTTGGAAACTTAGTAAGCAAATCTTTATAATTTTCATCTGCGTTTGGTTCGTTATAAGAAATAAAAATAACGTCCATTACTTGTAACCTATTAGCATAAAACGTTTATACAACGGCAACTCCAACTCACCCGAAAAAACAATATCCATTGGACATTGTTTCTTAAATTCTTCTAGTGAATCGACGCAATTTATGTGTTCATGATGATCAAAATAGTTATTGCTTTGTAATACTACTAGGCGACCTTGTGGTACTTTGTCATACCAATTGCTAAAGTTCTCTACGTGTTCGCAACTAGTGTTTATTACTGTGTCTACTTTCGTATAATCAAAGTCATGCATGTCGCACGTTATTGCTTTAAATGATTTATTTCTAATTATACTGTTTGCGGCACTGGTGTGTTTTTCTTCTAAATCAAGTGAGGTAATGGAGTTTATGTTTAGTTTAGTTAGATATAGCAGTTGGGCTAACAACCCGCACCATCCGCCACAAATTACAACATCGTTTATTGTTCCTGTACTTCTAATGAGATATTCGACTAGCCACTCTTTACTCTTAAACTGCCCTTCACTAAACATGTCCCTCCAATTTATATCGGGAAGTGATTTATTAAGACTATTAAGGGTAACTTTTTGAAGACGTAAATTTAGCTTTGATCTAGTATTAACAATCTTCCCTTTCATTTTGAATGCCTGTAACATTTTTCTTGATTCTGGAACAATTTCATATGTAAATAGTTTTTGCCAATTATTTTCATAACCAACTACATCATAATATCCTTCTTCTAACTTCCATCTATTGTCTAAAAGTCTTGCTATTCTATGAGAAAATATATTATTTCCAGATGGACTATCCTCACGAGAAACAAAAACTAGATGGGCGCCTAACTCTTCTGCCTTATTCAATAACACTGGCATTCCTATAGAGAATAAAACTCCCACCTTGCCCACTAAATCTTTACCTGTTCCTCTACGCCAGTTTTTATCAACCCAATATCTAGTTCCTACGCGTAGAACATTCGCAGGCCACCACTGTTTTCTACTTATACCGTAAAATGCTACTATATTATTATCATGTGTCAATATTTGTAAAGAAAGAAAATCATCAAAATTAAAATTATTAATATAATTATTAATTAATCTATGTTTTTCTTGTTTTAGACTACTTAGATAATCTAAAAGCCTATTCTTCCAATAAGAATCTTGAACTGCATCATAATGAATTAGATTGTAAGATTTCATCAACGTCTCTTTCTAAATTTATTTCATTGCCATTTCTATCTTTATATATAGATAGGTTAATTGACAATACATATCTCGATTGTTTTCCGTAGTTTGTTACCGTATGATACTTACCCGTATCAAACCAATAAAAGTTACCATCTGCAGGCAGTTGAAACTGCTCACCATTGACCTCCCAAATTGTTTTATCATCTGAACGCAACGTTGCATGTAATCTAATTTGTTCATAGTATGGAAAATCAACATGTGGATATATTTTACCTTTGGGTTTTAGTTCTAAAATTCGAGCTTTGCAAATAACACTATTAAACCTATTTAATATTTCTTCAGCATATCCAAAACATGCTTCAGTTCTTTCGCTAAAATTTCTTTCATAAGTTATCGGAGCAAATCGTTCTGTTTCTTTTTTAATGACTGCTTGGTTCACAAAAAACTTTTCTATAGATATTTCTCCATCGTTTTCATAGGTATGCAATGCATCATAAAGTTTATCCGTAGCATTAGGTCTACATGTAAGGCCGATTCCTCTATAAGCAAACCGTTTTTTGTTTGTTTTACCCCCTCCCAGTGGAAACTTCTCTGTACCATATTTGTCTAGTACTTCCTCTAAGTAACTATTCATTTTAACTATATCGAATCGATACTTGTCATTGGTTTTACACCAATTTAACGTAGGAATCTTCCATTTAGTATTAGGATAATACCAATTGTTATAATCTCCTACGCCCTTAGTTTCCATGATGGCTCCCGTGTCTATATTCTAATGGATTTATAAAAAACATCCACCAAACATTTCTTGGTTCTCCATGCATATGGCAAAATGATGTAATCATCATAGCAGAAAATGTAGCGTAGGTTAGTATAAAATATAAAGGTATTTCTATATAGAAACATAATGTAAAAAACAAAAACATAATTTCAACATACCACCTATGTAAAAATTTATGGAATGTAGTTAAATAATCTTTTATTAATATTGTTTCTAACTTGACATCATCAATATTAAGAAAAAATGATTTCCAAAACCCTTGTAGTTTAGGAGAGTGCGGATCTCCTAAATTGTCTGAATATTTATGGTGCTGCCTATGCACTAGTGCATATTCCATTGGCGACCCGGGTGATGCTAATAATCCTATTATAGACCACCATTTCCATTTTTTATGGGCCCACTGAATATGTACAACATAATGATGTAATAGTATAGCCATTAAGGCAAACGGAAAAAATAACCAATTAAAGGTAAGGGCAGTTAATATTAAAGCATATAATCTTAATAAATTATTTTTCATTTAATAACCCCCTTCGTTTTCCTTAACGTGTTCAAAAAAAGGAGCCACCATGAAATTTTCAGTAATTCTACCACGCCTTTTACTTTTAGGATCAGGTATAGTCTCTCCCGGCGGCGACCAGTCCGTAATTTTAATCCAAGTTGTGTGCCTTCTTTTATTTTCCTCCAAAGGAAATAATACATTATGTTCCTCATTATATCCATCTACATAATGATGTTCCCTTATCCAATCTATAGGTTTATGTGTGACATTTGCTATTAATTGTACGAGATCGTCAAATGTGTAATTTTCTTCTCTTTCTAAGGTATATCTTCCAATTTGTCCCACGTTTCTAAACCTTAAAACCGCGTTTAGATTTTTTTCCTTACACATTGAAATAAGTCTTTCTGGAACATGTTCATTGACGCCTTTTTGTATAATACAATTTATATTAAGATACATACCTAAACTGGCAACATTTTCCATTGCCTTTATTTTTTTCGTAGCACATTTCATTTCATCCATAACTTCATATACGCTATCGTCATCAGCTCCATTCATTGATATATTCAATGATCTTAATCCTGCGTTATAGAGTTCTTCTACGTACTTTTTTCTGTGCAGCTTTAGACCATTTGTAAGAATTGTTGGACGATGACCTAACTTTCTAATATTGTTAATTAAATAAGGAAGATCTTTCCTGACAGTTGGTTCTCCTCCCATTAATCTGACTTCTACTCTTTTAGGTAGTCGTTTTAAAAACTCAAAAAGTCTCTCATTGTTCATATCCGCAATATTTCTATTGGGTATGTAACAATTTGCACATTTCATATTACATTTATGAGTGATATCACACACTAATACATGGTATGGATTATCCTCTGGTTTTAAATATGTAATCAATTAATATTCCGCCTAAATCATATTTTCCAAATCTATATTCTTTTGGATCATTGTGGTGATTGTTGTGATAACCTTCACCGTTGGTTAAGATTGCTACAAATATATTATTAACAGAATTATCTTCTGTATCATATATTTGTTTTCCTAATTTTCTAGTGTGTGTGATATTATTTACTGCACTTGCACTATGGAATGATAGGACTGCAGGGAAACAATAGGCATATATAACCAATATTGGGTTAATTATTAATAATATTGTTACGTATGCCAAGATTATTTTAAAATAGTTATTATCAAAACGAGATATAACTTCATCTTTCGCTAAATCTCTTATCAATGTTAGTCTTGGAGTTTGTATTTTAACATAATGAAACCAGTTCCATGGTTTATGAGGATCTAAGTTAGTATCAGAAGTTTTATGGTGATATCTATGTACATAAACCCAGGATTTAATACTTCCTAGTGTCGATACTGTTCCAAAAAATGCTAAAATATACTTTCTAATTATACCTGTGTTAAATGACTTATGTGTAAAATATCTATGCAATCCTATAGATGTTCCTATACCTTCAAATAATAAATGACATAGTAAAACAACAAATAACCACTTCCATTCAATATAATACATTCCTGGAATAATAGCTATATGATTGAATACTTGTAATAACTTTAATTTATAATCTAGACTCATAATAGAAAAACTTAATTTAATAAATATATTTATTAAATTATGCATATTAAAATTAATACAATTTTAGAAGAAATAAAAGATCTAAAATTTAATGAAGAAAATCAAATTTGCCTGCAAGGTACAGAAGAGTCTAAAGACCCATATTTAGGCACAGGATTCTTTACTAGTATTAAAGGGTCTGAGTCTAATTTTACTATTCCATTATTTGATTTGCCATATACAAATAAAATAATTCAAGATTTAGGTTTGTGTAGAGTTAGGTTAATGAAATTAATGCCGAAAACATGTTATTCTTGGCACCATGATCAATCCAAAAGAATACATATCCCTCTTGTAACTAACGAAAAATGCCTCATGGTTGTTGAAGATAAAGCGTTCCATATTCCGGCCGACGGGAACTATTATTTAATAGACACAACTAAGAAGCATACAGCGATCAATGGAGATTTTAAGTTAGAAAGAATACATTTAATTGGGTGTCTTAAGACTTAGAACAAATCTCGTCTAGTAGAACACAATTAGCCCACAATCCTAATCCAAGTATAATACCCATTATTAGTGATATCATCAATACAGCGTACCAGTTTTCATTCATTTGGCCAATCCCTATATAACGCATGTTGTATGTCGTCTGCTACAAACTGATTAAATGATTTGTGTTTTGCTTCTAGTTCTCCTTCTAGTGGAGCAACACGAGCAAATGCAGATTCTAACTGTGCCATGTCTTTTGTTTCGATCATTATATGCCATTCGGGTAAGTCTTGTATGCTACGAAACCCCATCTTACATCTAGTAACACGATATGATTCAATTTTGTTTTCGTCTTGTAAGTGCTGTAAAAAGCCTTTCATGTTGTTGACCCAGTCTAGGTCTGAAATGTCGCCTTCTTTATTGGCCCATATATGATAGATATCCATTATATTATTTAATGAAATTTACTGCTATAAATATTTTTATGGATGATAGTGTAGTAGACTTTGCTAAAGTATTGAAAACAAAGAAGAAAATTAGCGAAGAAGTAGAGAAACTAGAGAAAAGACGCGCTGAATTAAAAACCCAGCAGTTTTGGATTGAAAAAGAACTACAATTAATAGACTACTTGATATTGTCCGCAACTGATCGCACTAAGTTTGATATGGAAGTATTAAGCAAACATTTAAAGGCATTCGATGAAGAATAGTATAGCGTTTGTATTAGGTAATGGTACAAGCAGACAAGCAGTATCTTTAGACAAACTAAAAGAGCAAGGTATTGTTTACGGATGTAATGCGCTGTATAGAGAATTTACGCCACACCATTTAATCGCTGTTGATCCTAAAATGATATATGAGATCAATTTAGCAAAATATGAAGGTGCAACTTATTTTGAGAATCCTCACGGATGGAGTTCTGGTCCTACTGCGGTGTGGTTAGCAAGCAACATGGAACACGACATTATATACTTGCTAGGCTTTGATTTCAAAGGCATAGACGGAAGTATTAACAATGTTTATGCAGGGACACAGAACTACTTAGACAAGGATGCCGAAGAAACTTATTACGGTAACTGGGAAAATCAAATTGCTAAGGTAATAAAAGACTTTCCACAGATAACTTACATAAGAGTTAATAACGATTACACTCCGGAAAAATTGTCTATATACAGTAACTATAAAGAAGAAAGTATGGACGAATTTTTATCTTCCGGTAGATCTTGAAGGGTATTCCATTCTCTCTTTTTCTAAACCATACTTGTCCAATATGTAATAATACAATTCTAAGTATTCTTCAAAGTATGTTATAACGTAGTCTCTACCACGGCCATCGCGTGATCGCTCAAGCCATTCTTCAGGCCCCAATGCACCTTTTGATCTATTAATAGATGAACATGCAGGAACATGGTTTTCTGGATCATTAGCAAATTCTACCCAACGATCTCTTGGTAACCCTAACTCACATGCTTCCTTTAAACTTACAACATGATCAATATCAATACCTCCACATAATGGATGTACGTTTCTTTCAAAACCTGTATACCAGCCATGTGTTGCGTCACTTGGATAGGATTGGAAGTTAAACTCTTCCCTAACGTTAGTACATTCACTAGCAATAGCACTAATGTTTGCGTATACTAGTAATCCTATTAATGTTAATAATAATATAACATTTTTAATAATATTTTTTGTTATCATATGAATATATATATATTGGTTGAAGCGGGGCGGCTTGGTTAACAAGGTGCCGCCCCAAAACCCCGTACGCAGCCGGTTATTAAGCGGCTAGTGCGTATTCGTAATAATCGTCGTTTGCAATTATTGTAGTTTGCCTTTTTTTAACATGGAACTGCTCCCATGTGTCGTCCGTATATCGTCTTCACCCTGTCGAAACCGGTCACCCCCATCAGAAAAAGATTAGGTAAACAATTCCACCAATAATTGTAATGTCTGCCACAATACTCCAAGCGATATACGCTTTAAACATGTACCCTACAACCTTCCTCGCCCATGGTGGCAAGGAATCGATTTTTTTGCGGACATCTACCATAACAGATGCCCTCCTTGCTATGCTTTCTCATAATCGTAATCTCCTTTTGGTGGAGGTGGTGGGATTCGAACCCACGTCCAGAATGCGTATTGTTTACATCATACGACAATCAACGTTATTTATGTGCGGGTATAGAAGAATAAAGGAATACCTGAGTATTCCTTTATTTTAATTTCTTGCTTTCTTCGAACCAGACGTGCTTTCTTAAAACTGGATCGTATTTCTTCTTACGTAGTTTTTCAGGGTTGCGTCCGTTTTTTGTAGTTGTATAGTAATAGCCTGTGCCACCTGTTGACACTAGTTTTACTATTCTAATTGATTTACTAGTTGGGTAGGACATTAATATTTTTCCGGGTTTTGATTTGCAAATGCATGGTTAGCAATCACATGCTCTTTTGCTTCCTTATCTGTCATTTGAAATGGTACTTCAAGATTTGTATAAGTGTTATACCAACGTGATGAAGTTTGTGTTGTATCGAAGTGTGGTGTTTCAGTGTAACTATAAGTTTCTTTGAGTATTTGTTTTGAATTTGATTCTTGCAGATCTTTACAAAATGCGTAAAAAGTTTCTGCTTTTTCTACATCGCCTTCTGCAAGTTTGAGACACTCTAATTTTAAAGTTGAGTCATCCATAATCAAATCCTT